CCGTGACGGAACGTTCGCAGCCTATGACAAGAAGTATGACTCCTGGGCTGAAGCTGATGCAGATATCCCGCGTTGGATTAAGGCAGAAGAAGAAAACCGCGGTCGCTCGTTAGAGCCAATCACATCTCTTGATGAGACACCAGATGAAGAGCCTCCCGCTCCTCCATCAGGTGGAACACCTATAAAGCCAGTGTCTCCTTCTGACCCTTCTGCTCCTTCTCTATTCTCTGAGTTTGAAGCACCAGATGGCGCCTTCAAGTTACGTACTGCAGACTATGATGTGCAAGGCCGCGTAGATGAGCGAAGCACAGACTTTACAGATGACCCAGAGCGTCTTGCAACTAAGTTCACAGTTCAGGATCTTATCTCTGCGTTCTCTGAGGCAGTTATTGGAAACTCTTCTGACGCGGCTGTTGCCGATATTCTTAATGCAAACGTTGGCGATGATGATGAGCTAGACGCTCCATCAGAGGTTGATGTTGACACAGAGATTGCACAGGTCAACCTCGGTCGTCCGTCTGGGGCTGGTCAATTAGAGTTTAACGCGGGTGCAGAGTTCGTACCTGCAGAGTCATTGTTCAATGCTCTATGGCATGCAGGAGTCGACCCTAACCGTGTTCTTGCGAACGTATACGACTCTGTAACTGGAGACAACAAGAACCTAGCAAAGCTTATTGACGCGCAAGGCGGAACACCTTCTCCTGAGGAAGCAAAGCTTGTAGATGACATTACTGCCGAGATTCGTCAGATCAAAGATGCAACTCCAGACAATGAGCCTTCAATTGCAAACCAAAAGACAACGTCTGTTGTAAAGCTTCCAGGATCTCTTATAGAAAATCTTCCTATTGACTTTGAAAACCCTGACTATTACATCCCAGATCCAAGCGTGTACATTCCGTCTCAGCCAACGCCTGACGAAAATGGTTACACTGACAACGCGCCTGACATAGCTGCTGACTACGAGACATCAGATCTCATCATGCAGATGCTTGAAGGAATTACAGATGGCTCTGGCGCTGCGCTTCTAAACTTTGGTGATATTACAACCGAGGTCCCTGTTGAGGCAATTCGTGACGCGCTTCAATTGCAAGGTGTTAACACAAACGACATTCTTGTAGATCTAAAGCGTGAGTCAAACGATATGAGCGAGCCAGAAGAAGAGACACCAACTCTTCAAGCTCACTCAAAAATGATTAAGGATCTCATCGAGCAAACTGGAAATACAGTTGACGATGACACTGCTGACAAAATTCGTGACGCTATAGATCAAGAAGGACTTCTTGACTGGTCCGAGGCAAACGATGAAGAGATCATTGACGCTATCGCTGAAGTCGCTGGCCCTGCTATACTTGGCAGAGTAGCTCAAGAAGAGCCTGTCGATGTTTCACCTACTGTTGAAGAACCTCTAGTTGACGCTCCTATTGATTCTCCAGCAGCTGAAACTCCACAGTTTGTCTATCCAGGTCCTCGTGAAGCTGGATACACTGCTAATAACACTGTTCTTGACTCTAACGGGGCTGCAGTTGGCGCAGGCGCTCGTGTACAGGCGTTATCAGATGGACGTGCAGGAACTATCGTAGCAGTACAAAACATCGATACAAAATCTGGCCGTGATGCAGACTATGTTCGCGTTCGTTTTGACGACGGAAGCACGGCTGTTCGCTCTGCACGTCAAGTCTTTGGAATTGACGCTGGCGCTCCAGTAGAACAAGCGCAAGGTCCAGGACAACTACCTCCAGCTCGTCGTAACCCAATGCCACAAGATCCTTCAGCTCGATTTAACGAGCCAGCCGCTTTAGGGACTCCAGTTATCGCAGGAGATGGAAGCATTCCTGGAGTTAACTTAGTAGATGCTCCAGCTGAGATTGCGGAGCTTGCTAACCCTGATGCAAAGCAATCTGACTACTCTGCCTGGGGTCTACGCGCTCCTGAAATCGCAAAAGCTGGTCGTGACAGAGCTACTATCAAGAACATTACAGATCTTATAGCAAAAGAAAAAGAAGCTAAAGCTATAGCAGAGTCTTCATCTTCTTCTCCTGACGAGCGTGACAAAGCTTCTAGCGACCAGGCTGCGTTTCGAGCTCAGACTGACAGTCTTATCAAAGACATTTTTGGAATTCGTGAAGGCGTACAGTTTGGAAAAAATAACTACACTCTTGGTAAGAGCGCTCGAGTCGGATACACTATCTATCCTTCAGGCGAAGCTGAAATCTCAGTAGCATTTAGAATTCTAAATGACCAAGGAGTAGACGTCGGAGAAGGTAGCCGTACTTTAAGAAGCACGAACAAGGAAAATCCAGACGGAACTAAATCTGCGTCATGGACAGTGTCAAACAATATTCTTAAAATTCCAAACGCAAGAGATAAGAAGTCTGGTTTTGTTACCGCCTACAACAGATATATGGAAGACTGGTATATCGCAAATGGCTTTGACAGCGTAAAGGTCTATGCGGCTGGTGGAGGCGGATGGCAAGGTGGCTTTGTCTGGGCGCTTAACGGATTTAACTGGCAAGCCTCGCAGGCAAGTGATGTTCCACGTATTCTTCGTAGCATGTCAAATAGAAGAGATGCTACAGATGAAGAAAAGCAGATCATTAAAAGAATGCAGGATCGTGTTGCAAAAGATAATCCAACTGGAGAATATAAAGTAGACACAGTCCCTACTCCTTTGGAGCTCGCGCTTATCGGTTGGTACCCTGGCGCGACTAACTGGGTAGGCAAGAAGCAAATGATCAGCATGAGCTGGTATGGACAAAAACGTCTTAACCCAGAAGCTATCGAACAGCGTCAAGCTATTAACTATGACCAATCTCGTAACGCGAGGAAGCGCATAGAGGACAAGTTAAATCGTCCTGGCGTTAGCCGCGAACTTGTTCTAAAGGTTAACAGCAACGAGTTTGCAGATGCAAACCCAGAGCTAGCTCCTTACATCGATCAGATTCGCGATGTACTAAGAAGTAACCGCTCATTGGCAGTTCTTTCTCCAGCAGCTAAGACAGCGCTTAACCGCTACACTGCAGGTCAGCTCCTTAAGGGTGAAGGACGAGATGCTACACTGCAGGATATCTTCAAGTTACGTATCGCGCTTGATGCAGAGTTTAAGGCTGATAATCCACTAGCTTCTTCAAAGGACTTTGGAGTTGGATCGCAGCTTCTAGATGTGTCAATTGAAGACGTTCGCAGAAATAATGTACCAGGTTTTACTGTAAAAGAACTTGGCGTCTTTGAATCTGGAGTCAATGACACCTATATGGTGACACACAATGATTCAGGTCAAGTGTTTTTTGTGAAGAAGGACTCGTACGCTACTCAGTTTGAAATTAGCGGTCCTGGCGCAGAGGTACAAGCAGACACAATGCTGCGCGCTGCTGGTGTAAGTGCCGGGTATGAAACACGCGTCAGTAACGTCGACCCAGAGATTCTTGTTATGCAACGCGCAGGAGCTGGCATTCCTCTGCTAAGCGTTCCAATGACAGCGCAGAACGCTCTTGGAAATCGTATGGCAATTAACATGCCAGATGGAACTACAATCAAGGTTACTCCAGAAAACTTTATGGATCTTCTTCACACCCCAGAAGATGCAGTCCGCATTATGCTGGTTGATCTGATTATTAGTAATATGGACCGTCACAACAACAACCTTCTACTGGCAGTTGATGGCACCGACAAGACGCGTATTCGTGCGCTGCCCATCGATCACGCTCTGTCAACTTTTAGCCCTGACATCGAAGGAATGCAGTTTACAGTACAAGAGCTATTTGACGGTGACAGCAACAAGATCTACGGAATGGCTATGCCTGTTTTGACTAAGCGTCTAAAGCAGGAAGAAGTTCTTGATATCTTTAGAAACGAAGCTCGCGTAATGATGCAGCAGCTAGACAATCCTGCAAATCTTCCTACAGGAAAAGAACTTGATCTCATTATTAAGAATTTTGGAAGCATTGACGCGTATCGTGCAAAAGTCCAAGAACGTATTGATGCTCTCCTAAAGCCTGGTGGCGAAGGACATGACATGTTCTTAAGAGTGCTTAACCCTAGATATTGGTCAAGAAACCGATAAGGAGCAAATACGAAATGATAAAGGTAATACGTGCGTTTGACATGACTGACGATACCCATGCGTTCTCAGTGGTGGCAACTGATAAAGGGTTTAAGTATATTTTTTCTAGCAGCAACAACGAGCTATTTGACCCAGGCAAGAGAGTTCAGCTTCTGCTGGACACTGTCAAGAAAGATCGTAAGTCGTACACAATTGAAGATTATCTCGATCTTTCGCGCTTTAATCTTAGCAACTACTATTTCTCTGCCCCATTTGAGGAGCCTAGCGAGAAGATTGCCATCAAGAGCGAAAAGCTTAAGATGGAAAAAGACCAGGAAATTAGCAATGCACTAGAAGAGTCAAAGAAGTCTGTCGGTGTTGCTCTTAGATCAGTGGATATTGAGCAGGTCCTTTTAGATTTCCCTGAGCTTCTTGAGCAACTTTCATCAGAGGATGAAGAAATTGATATTACTGCGCCTGGAATGCTAGAGCTAGTATTTGCAGCTTTAGGCTCGGTTGATCCTAATGGACCTAATGCATGGCTGTTAGATTATATGGATGGCCAGACTGCTGAAGGCGTAGTTGGCGATTTAGTGTTTGACCCTCAGCCTACCGACGAGACAGGAAAAAAGTAGTATGGATATCGTAGGAAAGAATGGCTCACAGGTTCTTTTCTCTAACGAGAACTCCGGCGTCATTATCGACGTTGAAGAAAACGTCGTAGTAGACTCTGGCCCGTTAACAGCTCTTGTCGCATCAGCAGCGTGGGACGCTTCTAGTGTAGAAATCGACGAGACTATTGCTGATCTTGCCCAGGCTGCACTGACTACACTTGACGTTGCGGTTGTTGCCGCGGCTGGTCGCATGTACACTATCCCTAAGGGCGCTCAAGAGGAAGCTAAGCGCGGTCTAGAGTGGCGTAAGGAATATAACCGTGGTGGAACCTCTGTAGGAGTAAACTCCGCACGTACACTTGCGAAGGGTGGCCAAATTGGAATTGAAAAAGTTCGCCATATTGCTAAGTATTTTCCTCGTCATGAGATTGATAAGAAGGCGACGGGCTATCAGCCAGGTGAAAAGGGCTTTCCTTCTCGTGGGCGTATTGCGTGGGCTCTCTGGGGCGGAGACTCGGCCTGGCGCTGGGCACGAGCAATCGTCGAGCGCGAAAACAAAAAAGCTTTAAGAGCCGACGGGTACACAGACCAAGGCTACGAAGATGATCTTTATGACTACGCAACCGATACTACCTACAGCGCGGAAGTTGATGCGTTTAGGGAGGCTTCTTCGACAGAAATCGGAGCAGTTGAGTTTATTGCCCGTATGCGAATGGACGGCTCAGGAATTGACCGCCTATACAAAATTGATGAGGCTTACAACGTCGCGGTGTGGGACGCAGGCTTCTGGCACGCGCTTCCAGGCGTTGAGGCAGACCTTGCAAGCTATGACGCA